CATAAAAGAATTCCCTATTATCTATGAATCCAGTAGTATAATTTTCAACCAAATTCATATTATTTTGGATTTCAGCTTTGTTGCGATGTTCACGATACACATTGTGGATCATATCCATCAACAAATCATACGCGTTGATTTTATCTTCAAGAACGATATTAAGCTCGTTTTGAGATATGGCCCTATGTATTCTCTCCGCTGTAATCGCCAAGATATTGTTGGTTCTACGCAATTCACGCGCCAAACGATCCACACAGTGCAAGAGTGCGCACAAAGCCGTAGTTGCCACTATAGCTGTACATGTTGGAACAATTCCCGAATTAGCTACAAAGGTTATCTCTTGCTCCGCTTCACCATCCTTTTTGCGCCCAAAATAGCGATCAACGCATTCCTCATAAGTTGGAAAGCGCTGACCAGGCATCAACTGCAAAATAGTAGCTCCGGATGATGGGTCAACAACATTCTCAGCTACCTTACGCAATTTAGGTAAGCGATCATTGAAAACTTCTTCCCCATGTTGGAAATACTCCAAAGCAGCAGTGTACAAATTTTGTGCAGCAACTTGATACGGTGTCATGTCGTTGCCCTTCTGACTCATATAACAATGAAGACTCTTTAAAATAGATTCTTCCGCCAAAGGAGCCATATATCGACCGAGTTTCTCATCGTATCGGAAACCACGCTTGAGAAAATCCACGCCACTAAGGCCCCAAAAAGCCTGCGACACAGAGACCTTATCTGCAGGTGTGTACGTAATGCCAATGTCGGCCAATTCATCCTGAATGACGGTATGATTGAAATCCTGTTCATCTTGCGACACTCCGCCAATGTTATCATCTCCGTAAACATAAAAGGCGAAGAAATCTTCAAGCGGAACTTGTTCTCGACCAAGCTTTTTGAAACGCGAAATTTTCGCATATCGCATCAAAATCTTATTGCGTATATTGTTCAGATGCACAGTGCCAGGGATCCCTGATGGCATGGAGTGATTCAACTCTATCAAAACTCCATCCCA